ATGACTCAGGTAACACAGCTAATTATCCGACCTCCGCAGAACCAGGCGCACAACCTTGTGCTGGCAATCATCGACGTCGCACGGAAGCAGCCTGCATCATATGAAACGCTGACGCATATCCGCACGCTGGCCACAGAAGCTCTCGACCTGATGAGCGATTCAAACGGCAAGCAAAAGAGGGGGGTTTTGATGAAAATTCCAACTCCAGGCTGGCATGGTAATTGGTGGCTAGCTATTAGTTGGCAAAGAAAAACAAAGTAGAATTATTTCAAAGCATGGATGGATGGCCCGATGCGACCTGTGTGGATAGGACATCTTTGCATCGTGTGGTGATGGCGATGAAGGATCTAAAAGCTAAGGAGCCATGACACATGGTTGTTGGGGATGATTTCCACAAAACTGGAGCGGGACAGACTAATTGTTGATGAATTTATTTTGCAAGATTAGTATAAAGCATCTTGAGTTTAATAGAGGATTAGTGATGCGTAAGGGAAAAATTTTTGATTTGTTGATTGATTTGATTTTTAGCAAAAAACCAAGTCGGTATCAGAGAGATTACAGCAAAGATTGGGATAAAATTCTCAACAAGATCATTGATGAAGCTATTTTCGAGGGTGAAAAAAACTACTGTGCAAAATTTAAGCTCAATGATGTTACTTATACTATCTGGGCTTCGAACTATCCTTATTCTTACGGATACGCCCATAAAATAAATGGTGAGGATGTTCCACACTCTCTTCAATATCGGGCAAGTGAAAAGACTATGAAAAAGCTATACGAATTTTTGAATGAACCTCGGTTTATTGATGAGCAAGCAAGAGTAAAGAAAATGAAAAAATATATAACCGGTAAAGATTAAGAAGAGGGTTTTTCATAAAGGCAACATTATGAGTAACACGATCCTACTCGATAGCAAATCAATAACAATCTCAAAACGACATCACTTCCAGATCTGCAACGCCTATATCAACGCCGTAACCCCTATCAACAGCACCTCATGGTTCATCGTGGTGACAACCCGTTTTCAGACGTAGCCGTAGGGCGACTTGAAAATTGCATTTCACATAATTATTCAGCAACTGAAGAATGTTGTTGATGGAGATTCCGAAGGACGACATACGGCTTCATAGGTCGAACTTCACCATTATCGGGCAGCAAATCCTCCCAATGCTGGACTCTGGTGAAACTTATTGGCTAATAATCAGACCGTGGCGTGAGAAGCGCAGCCTCAACCAGAACGCCCTATCCCACAGGTGATAAACGGAAATCTGTGACTGGCTCATCCGGCGCGTCAAAGACTTTGACTCTTCTGAATGGGTGAAAGATGCGATGAAGCACACCTACCTCGGCTACGTAGAGCGCAAGATGGTTGTTATGGTGACAGTGGAAACGACAATGATCCGTTCGCTATGGCATACTTCAGACCTTGACACCGGCCACTGCATTTCTACCTGACTCAGGTGGAAGGCAGGGCGCTGAGCCTCGGCTGCAAAATGACGGTGCTGGCTGACAGCGAATACATGAAACTAAAAAAAACAAAATGGGTAGGCGAAGCACCTGAACACAGCAGAAATTTGAATACGTCGAGTGCGTGGCCGGAGAGGTCCTTGCGCCGGTTATCGCCAGTGCGATCAACAAACTGCTCAGCACGCTGAAAACCAAAGCCAACGACTTGGTGCTTTCGTAACCAAGCGCATTCTCGAAAAGCACTGGCCGGAGTATATGAGAAAAAACGGAAGCCGCCATGCAGTAAACGTGGTTCACTTATGATCCAGTAGACATCAAAACTGCAAAAGAACTCCTTTGAAGCTACGCCGCCCGCAACATCCAGACCTAAAAGACATTCGCGATCGATCCCCGCCTCTGGCTGGTCAGCAGCGCTGCTGCTCGAAGGAAACCGCGAACCACGAATAGACTCGACCTATGAGCACAAATGCTGGGCGTGAGCGCTGATGTAAATGCCTTACCGTTCTCACCAGTGAGGACAAACACCGGTTCGGGAGCAACTGTGAAATCTGCAAAGAAGACACCTGGTATTTCGCGCACTTCGAGTATGTCCCTTTCCATGCTATCTGGCGATATATCTGCTACCAGCTGCGCTGGCTACGGTTCGGCATTGTCGCCTAGATGCAAGACGACAACTTCAGAATGCACGGAGGGAGTGATGAGGAGGAGCAGACGACGCTGTAAAAACCCTGACTGCCGGGAATGGTTCCATCTAGGCTTCCAGAATCAAAAGTGGTGCTGCGCGGAGTGTGGAACCGTAATTGCACTGGCCAAGAGAGAGAAAGACCGGCAGAAAGCGAAACAGGAAGCAGAACGACGACGAAGAGAAGAGACCCAGCAGGAAAAACGACACGCCAAAATCCGCAAGTTAGCCCTCAAGCCCGACAGTTACTTCAAGAAGCAAGCCTTCAACCAGTTCATCCGCCTTCGTGACCATGACCAGCCCTGTATCAGCTGCGGCGAAACCCATTCACCCGATCTGCATGGCGGCCAGTGGGATTGCGGCCACTTCAAAACGGTCGGCGGTTTCCCTGAGCTAAGGTTCGAAGAGTGTAACGCTTATCGCCAGTGCAAATCTTGCAACGCCGGATCGGCAAAGCATGGTGCCAAGGCGGCGGTGGTAGCACAGCAGTATGAAGCGAATCTGGCTGAGCGATATGGTCAGGAGCTGGTCGACTGGCTGAATGGACCGCATGAGATGACGCATTACCGCCGCGATGACTTCATCCGGATCCGGGATATGTACCGGTCTAAATGCCGTGAACCTACAAAGCAGAGGCAGGCAGCATGAGCCTTGAATCAACAGTGAAGTACCACTTCCCGAAAAGTCAGAACTTCAGCGGCACAGCGCCTCAGACATCGCCCGTCACGATGACCGGCACCGACTATGTTGCCGCAATGGGTATGACGCAAAGTCGCGCGCCGCTGGGTATGCTGCGTTCATGAGGGAATGAGGGAGTAAGGGAGAACGACACCCGACGCGCTGTATCCCTGTTAACTGAATTTGCACTGCAGACCTGCGATAAGGTTACTGCCTTACGCAAGCTTGATACAGATATTAAACCGGCTGTGATGCAAGTGCTCGCAACTTACGCCTACCTCAATTACTGCCGCAGCGCCGCCAGCATTAAACCGTGCGAGTGCAGCAACGCCACCGGCTTTATCGCCGCGAAAGTCGTTACGATGAAGTCGATGCTGTCTGGCGACGGCCGACGCGAGGAACGTGGGCAGGTCAGTGTGCGCTGCAAAACCTGCGCAGGCAAAGGAGCTGTGTCTTCGGCATGCCGGGACTGCAACGGGCGAGGTCGCGCAGTAATGCGCAAAGAGTCAGGGCTGCAGGGCGTGCCAGTGATAGGTGACTGTAAGCGCTGCTGCGGTCGGGGATATGAGCGTATCCCGCCTACCGAAGCCCATGGTGCTATTTGCGGCATCACTGATGCCATAACCTGGATACCTGGAAGAAAAGCGTTAAGCCGTTCTATGAAACGCTGTTCAGCAAACTGGAGATTGAAGAGCCGTGGGCCAATGCAGCTCTGAATAAAGTCACTGCATATAGTTAAATAAAATTGCCTGTTATTTTATCGTGGGCTATTTACTTTTTACCGTAACTGAGGATGCGATCCCTAACAATGAAAGCTACGTCTTGTTGTTGAGCGGCAACAAAACAGTCCGCTGTTTCTAGACGGACACAAAAAGCCCTGCGGATTCGCCTTCTGCGAGGGCTTTTTTTATGCCAGTAAGATCATGTATGTTGTTTCCTTTTTGACAAGGAAATCATTATGAATTGGCAGGGTATACCTTTTCCATTTGCTGGATTCTTAGCCGAAAACCATTCTTACTTTCAGATTGATAAATTACCCACAATCATTATTGATAGCGGATTTCCTTGGGAAAATGTGATTGGTTCTTTTATAGCGTCATGTATTCCCGCAGTAATTGCATGGAAAACAATTAAGAACAATAATGATTTGATAAAAAGACAAATATTCCTAAGTGCTCAACAAAGGAAAGTTGAATATTTACGAGAAATGGTTACTGATTATATTTCACAGTTAGAGTTATCAGTTCATAGTGCTGATGTGTTACTAGCGAAATATAAAGACAAACCAGAAGAAATTCCATTTGAAGACATGATGGTCGTCCTTAAATTAATAGGTGAGTCGTCTTCGTGTGCCACTAAGATAAAATTGATTTTGGGCGGTAATCATCCAAAGTACCAAGAATGTAAAAAATTAATGAAAGAGGCGGAAGATAAGATTAATGACGCAATATTTGAACCTGGAAATGAAAATGATGAAGATAATGTAGTGATTGATAATGAAAAAGAAAATCTTGTAATTTTCTTTTCTAAAATATTGGAGATAGAAGAGCAGAAATTAGTGTAACCCTGATCATCGATTCATTGCTAACTAATCATTTTCTATATAAATCCATAAAGGCTCGCTTTGGCGTGCCTTTTCTGTTTTTCGCCCCTGCCAATCAATGCACACTTCGGTTTAGCGACCTGTGGAATAGGGCGATTTTATCCATAAAAAAATCCGCGCTTAGGCGGATTCTTCAACGTTGACTACGCAACGGCAGAGCGGTGCTTTTTTCTCTCGACAAGATTAAAGCTAACCGGGCTTGATCAGTTCAGAAAGTAGACAATTCCTAATTGAGCTAGCCCCCTCACCGAGGGGGGCATATGAGTATCGATATGAGCAAACTGGCTTCAGGCGCAGCATATGGCGCGTCAGCCGGGACGATTGCCAACGGTCTTCTGACCCGGCTTAGTCCCGATGAGTGGAGCGCTGTAGGCGTCCTGGCCGGTATTCTGGTCGCCCTGCTGACGCTCGGCATCAACTGGTATTACAAACGCAAAGCCACACTGGCGCAGATTAAGGCGCTTCAGCGCTGGCCCACCGCGCCCGGCCTCACAGAGGAATAACCCATGGCAATGTCAAACTCACTGCGGAACAAGCTGATCGCTGCCGCAGGTGGCGGAGCCATGCTTATCGCTACGGTATTTCTCGGCGGCAAGGACGGTGTGGAGGGGCGGGTGTACGAGCCCTACAAAGATGTTGCCGGAGTCTGGACGGTCTGTGATGGCCACACCGGCACAGACATCATCAAAGGCAAGAAGTACACCGACCGCGAATGCGATCGCCTTCTGTGGAACGACCTGCAGCCGGTAAAGAAGACGGTCGATAGCCTGGTGAGAGTACCGCTGAATGAATATCAGCGCGCAGCACTCTACAGCTTCACCTACAACGTAGGCTCCGGTGCGTTTTCTAAATCGACGCTGCTGAAGAAACTTAACGCAGGCGATCAGGATGGAGCTTGCGAGGAGCTGCGCCGCTGGGTCTATGCCGGCGGCATGAAGTTTCGCGGCCTGATGAATCGCCGCGACATGGAGCGCTCAATGTGCCTGGCGGAGAGTGCAGATGATCAGGCTGGCAAATAACTGGCGTTCTCTGGTAGCCATACTGCTGAGCATCTGTCTTTGTCTGTTTGCCTTACTGGCTGACAGCTACAGGGATAAATACCAGGCAGCAAAGAGCCTGGCTAAAACCCAGCAGGAAACCATCAACGACATGCAGCGCCGGCAGCAAAGCGTTGCTGCTCTCGACGCGAAATACACGAAGGAGTTAGCTGATGCTCAGGCAACTATCAATCAGCTGCATGATGACGTTGCTTCTGGCAAGCGCCGGTTGCAGCTCAATGTCACCTGCACGAAGCAATCCGCCACCGGCACCGCCGGCATGGATGATGCAGCCAGCCCCCGACTTACTGACGCCGCTCAGCGGGATTATTTCACCCTCAGAGAGCGAATCGAAACCATCACCAAACAACTGACGGGTCTGCAAGCGTATGTGCATGAGCAGTATATGAAGTAATCTGAGAAAACCGCATATTTCTATGCGGCAACTTTTCACTGATCTTTTTTGGCTTCGACGTTTGCCTCTCTGATTAATTGCTCTGCTTCATCCATTGAAGAAGCTTCGAAATCAAATCCGCCAATGCGGATTCCGTCTTCATCATAGAAAATGACTTCGTAACGGGAATTTGGCATCAGTTCAGTTACTTCGACTTGCCATTGCATTGTTAACTCCTTACTTGACGAATGAATAATGATGAAGGACTACGTTAGAGGCTTGCACTCTTCTCGGCTATCAAGGTCCTGAGTGTGTCGATTGCTGAATTACCAGCAGCCTGAACATTTCTGGCTCCTTCAGGATCTTGATGAGTATTAACGGCGTGATTAGTTCGAAGTTCAGTTTGCATGATATAGGCGTTTAACTCTTCAACCGACTTATCTCTGAGTACTGCTAAAAGCAAAAGCTTAAGCGATAGGTTGTCAGTTAAAAGCTGATTGAGAATTGCGTTTAGATCGCCAGAAGCACTCACGTAAAACTCCTTTTCTTTAGGTTAAATATGGCACTCACTGACAAACAAGAGATGTTCTGTCGCGAGTACCTCATCGATTTGAACGCCACGCAAGCGGCCATTCGGGCGGGATACAGCGAAAAGACCTCGAGCGAGCAGGGCGCCCGACTGTTAGCAAATGTTAGCGTCCAGAACAGAATCTCCGAACTTAAAGCACAACGCAATGATCGGATCGATGTTGATGCTGATTATGTGCTGAAGCGTTTGTTTGAGATTGACCAGATGGACGTCCTCGACATCCTCTTAGCCAATGGTGAGCTAAAGCCCATCAAAGACTGGCCTAAAGTGTGGCGCACAACTCTGTCGGGAATGGACGTTACCGAGATGGCTGGCGAAGCTGCCGGACTGCTGAAAAAGATTAAATGGCCGGATAAGGTCAAAAACCTCGAACTGCTTGGCAAGCACGTCACAGTCCAGGCATTCAAAGACAACGTTAAAAACGAACTGGTTGGCCCCAACGGTTTGCCGCTGGCTGCACCTACGTTCGTTGTTAGCTTCGGAGCGGATGATGACGACAGCGGAGAAGAAACTTAGCTTCGCGCCCAAATTCAAACCTCTATTTAAGCCCATTCGCTACAAAGTATTCCATGGCGGTCGTGGCGGCGCTAAATCATGGGGCATTGCCCGCGCGCTGGTCATCATGGCTGCCTCTAAAAAGCTCCGCGTTCTCTGTACCCGTGAGGTGCAGAACTCGATCAAGGATTCAGTGCACAAGCTGCTGAAAGACCAGATTGAGATGCTCGGCCTTAACCCGTGGTTTCGCATCACCAACGAGACGATTACCAGCGCCTGCGGCAGCGAATTCTTGTTTAAGGGGCTGCGCTTCGACCCGCTCGGCATAAAGTCGACTGAGGGCGTGGACATCTGCTGGGTGGAAGAGGCTCAGTCTGTCTCAGCGGATTCGTGGGACATCCTTGTGCCGACCATCCGTAAAGAGGGTTCGGAAATTTGGGTGTCGTTTAACCCCGGCGAAGAGAAAGACCCGACCTATCAGCGCTTCGTGGTTAAACCGCCTGATGACAGCATCACGGTTGAGGTGAACTACTACGACAACCCGTATCTGCCCGAGACGCTGCGCAAAGAGATGGAGTACTGCAAGCGGGTCGATTACGAGGCGTACGAACACGTCTGGCTGGGCAAGCCTAAGTCGATATCTGAGGCGGTTATCTTCAAGCAGCGTTACCGCGTTGAGGCGTTCCCGGATGACCTCTGGCAGCAGGCCGATCGGCTGTTCTTCGGCGCTGACTTCGGTTTCGCCAACGACCCGAGCACGCTGATCCGCATGTTCATGCTGGGCACGAAACTCTATATCGAATATGAGGCCTATGGCGTCGGCGTAGAGCTCGACGAAATGCCGCAGTTTTACGATTCAGTCCCGGAGGCGCGCCGCTGGCCGATCAAAGCCGACAGCGCGCGCCCGGAGACAATCAGCCACATTGGTCGGCAGGGTTTCAGCATTGACGCTGCGGCGAAGTGGAAAGGCAGCGTAGAGGATGGCATCACCTACCTTAAAGGGTTTGAGGAAATCATCATTCACGAGCGCTGTAAGCACACCGCCGACGAGTTCCGGCTCTACTCCTACAAAGTCGACAAGAAGACCAACGAGATTCTCCCGGTAATTGTAGACGCACATAACCACTGCATAGACGCCATACGCTACGGGCTGGACGGTTACATCACCAGCTCTGACAGCCTTGGCACTTGGGCGCAACTTGGCAGAGGCTGAACATGTCCGAAACACAAAACGTGTCGCAGCCTGTACCGACGCGTGACAGCTATGAAAACTTTGTCGCCCGCATGGGCGTTAACGAATCGAACCAGTCTGGCGCTGGCACCTACCGCAACAACTGGACGTCGCGCAACAGGCTACTGATAGAGCAGGCTTACCGGTCGTCCTGGCTGGTGGGCGCTGGCGTTGACGCCATTCCCGATGACATGACCCGAAAGGGCGTAACCATCACTTCCAAGCTGGAAGACGGCCGCAAGAAGCAGCTCGATAACGCATGGGATGAGATGGCACTATGGGAAGCACTCAACGACACGCTGAAGTGGGCGCGGCTCTACGGTGGCGCTGTGGGCGCAATCCTGATAGACGGACAGAACTATTCAACGCCGCTGCGCATCGACGCTATTGCGCCAGGCGCATTCAAAGGTGTCATGGTAATGGACCGCTGGATGCTAAACGCCACGACCGAGCGGCGCGTGACTGAGCTGGGGCCGGACTTCGGCATGCCTGAGTTTTACCGCGTCGTGACATCGGCAACAGGTATCCCGCCATGGCGCATTCATCACTCCAGGCTGATCCGCTTCGACGGCATCCCGCTGCCTTATCAGCAGCGCCTGACAGAAAATGACTGGGGCATGTCGGTAATTGAGCGCTGCTTCGATCGCCTGCTGGCATTCGACAGCATCACGACCGGCGTGGCTCAGCTCATCTATAAGGCGCATCTGCGCACGTACAGCATCAAGGACCTGCGTAAGCTCCTGGCATTTGGTAAAGACATGGCGTATTGACCAGCACCTCAGCAGGTTCATCAGGTAATGGCGGGGACTCACCACCTGGCAATGGCGGTTCAGGCTTTCAGAGTGGAAACGATGGAACAGGAGCGGGATCAGGTGGCGGGGGAGCAATAAACCTGTCTACTGGAGCAACTTCTCGTCCGGGTGGGAAAGGCGCTCTAGGCGCAGTAATTATTTGGGAGTATGCATAATGGGTAGCTACGCACTAATTGAAGACAGAATGGTAATCAATACCATCGCATGGGAAGGCCCAGACGTTGCGCCAGTTGATTTTGGTGAAGGAGTAGAAGCAGTGAGCGTTCCAGACGAACTGTTTATTAGCGCTGGATACTCATACTCAAATGGTAAATTCACCGCGCCGGAACCTACTGCTGAATAATTAGCTGAGCAGCAAGGCGAGCAAAAAGCTGCTAATTCATCATTAAAAGATTCCCTTATGGCAGAAGCTACACATACTATTTCAATTCTGCAAGATGCAGTGGATCTTGATATGGCGACAGATGAAGAATCCACCTTACTACCCCTGTGGAAAAAGTATCAAGTTTTACTAAGCAGAATTGATGCTAGTACTTCCGAAGAAATTAAATGGCCTCAATGACCGTCATGAAAAAGCCCCGGCGACGGGGCAGAGGTAGTCCGCGCCGATCTGAGCAGGCTACGGGGCGGGGTGGCTAAAGATTAACCGCTCACGCCTTGGTTATCCAGACTCAACTCCGTGCCAGAGCCAGCTTTACAAAAATCCGAACCGCAACGGCTTGCCAAAAACACACCTCAATATAACTGTGTTTATATGCAGTCAATTTACAGGGTAGTTTTATGCCACGCGATCATGAAATCACCGCGGCTTTCAAAGATGCGATCAAGCTGAACGCTAAAAACCGGCGGTTAGTGACAACAAATGACTTTCGCTTAGCGCTCAAAAAGTACAACCATCACTCGCCTATGGAGGAGTGCAACCGGTGGATTAAGCGCTATCAGACGTTCTTTTTCGAACTCGTCACGGACGGCGGAGAGAACAAGACGTGGGCCCTGCGCAACATGGGGTATGTGAGATAAGCGCATCATATATAGAAGAAAGCTTCTAGCCTCCATTGTGCAGCGCCTTCCGCATCGAGACGTCAGGCAGGTCTGTCATCCTTGACCGCTGCGTAAAGATGAAGCAAGACCACGAGGTGGCGTTCCAGTACGACGGTTATCCAATGGTGGGCAAGCTGTTCGCTTCCGGGCTGATAACGCACTACGACGCAACCATCCCCGGGGAAGGGCTGAAAGGAATCATCGTGCAGGGTAAAGTTACTGCCACGATGGTCGATGATAATAGTAAGTTCCGGCCGACGATCTGAGTGCAGCAACTTCGATTCTCATTTTGGGCTTCACGTTGACAAGCCGCCAGCGCTACCTGAAGATTAATCCTAAATAACAGCCATTTTTATTGAGTACATCTGCGAGTACATCATTTTAATTGCACACAGAAATCGTTTTTACGTTATTAACAGGTAATCAAAATAGACATAAAGCAACTCATCTACCTCTGCAACCTCGAGCGAGAGCGCCATTTCGGCCGCGCGGCTGAAGCCAGCTTCGTCAGCCAGCCGACGCTCTCTATGCGTCTGAAAAACCTCGAGCGTGAACTCGGCCTGTCGCTAATCAACCGCAGCAATAACTTTGTCGGCTTTACGCCGGAAGGGGATCGGGTGCTGGCGTGGGCGCGGGAGATCGTATCGGTCTATCAGGGCCTGAAGCTGGAAGTGGAGTCGTTAAAGCACGGCGTTAACGGCACGCTGCGCATCGGCGTCATGCCGCAGTGCAGCGTGGCGCTGCCCGATCTGCTGAAAAAAGTGCAGAGCCGCTACCCGCAGCTTAACTACCGCATCGCCGCACTGAGCGCCGATCAGCTGCTGGAGGCGCTCAACAGCCATACGGTCGACGTCGGCATCGGCTTTTTCGAGCTGGCGACGCTGCGCGAACTGCACTTTCAGACGGCGTTTCTGCCTGAGCGCGGCGTCGAAGCGATATTCGATCCGGCGCAGTTCCCTGAACTGCTGGGCGACGAGCCGCTGTCGCTCGCCGCGCTGGCCGCCTTGCCGCTCTGCCTCTCCGAGCCGACCCGCTATTTTCGCCGCTATCTGGATATGGCCTTCCGCGAGGCGGGGCTGACGCCGCAGGTGATGGTAGAGAGCGCAGCGATCCTTGAACTGGTGCAGAGCGCCCAGGTGGGGCTGGGGGTGCTGGTATCGCCTGTCGGCCACCTGCTACCGTCAATGCTGCAGGGCATGGCGCAGCGGCCGATAGCCATCACCACTATGGCGCGCCAGGCGGCGCTGGTCATTGCCGAACCGGGTCGCGCCTCGCCGCTGTCACAGCACTTCTTCGACGAGGCGCGCAGCCACCTTGAGGGCTACGCCGCTTCGCCCATGGCGTAA